GTACTATAGTACTATATAACCATAGAGGAAAAGAAAATAAAGACAGCTAGGAAAGACTAGTAGAAAGAAGGAATTATGAGAGTTAATAGTTACAACAAGTTTTCAGCGGAAGTAGCAAAGTCGGTACTTGATGTTATGCAATGTTTGATGTGTCCGGCTGATAGAGAAGGAAACCGCTGTTGCGGTGAAAAACGGTGCAAGCAAACATGGAAACGATATGACGCAATCTGCAATCCAGAATGGCATCATGTTAGCCTTGCCACACTTGCCAACATTGATTTTGATATGCTTGACGAAAAGCGCAAGCTTGTAGTCAATATCAACCAGATATTAAAAGATGGTATTCGCAATTTATACAAATGTGAGAATCATATTTCGTTTGAAGTCTTAGAAAGATATGTAATTAGAAAATGTGATGAATTGATTCGACACAATCGTTTAAAAGCGTTCTGGTTTTCATATATTGCGCGGCAGCTTGATGAGGTTAGAAGAAACACTATCTATTTATATACTCCATATATTACAGCGCATAGAAATAGATGGTAATTACACAGCTGTTCTAACGGCTACACGGGAAGAAAGAAGGAACTATGAATTTATATGGAATTGAAAACAGAAACACAATTGGTAACGCAATTATGGTAGCAGATAGCAGAACAACAGGCGATTGGTTATATAATAACAATCTTAAATATGTAACATGGGCTGAGGTGCGCGGATATATGAACGTTAATTTGACAACCATTCACCCATATAATGGCAGATATGGAAAAGGTTTTGTAAGAGTAGTCCCCAGTTATTATAAAGGCAAGCCGTCTACAAAGTTTATGACAATTCAATACTGGGTTGAAAAGTGAGGTGCTAACATGAAAATTTATATTCCATATTATGAAAATTGTTCATGGCATACTGCTATTTTAAATTCGTTAGAATGCAACTTATATAAGCACAAGAGCGGTGGATATACAATTTTTGCTTATAATAACGCAGTCGCATTTAATGGTGATAATGTTTACAGTAATGAACTAGGTGCACTTGCATATCAGTGCAAAAACTATGGAAATGCCAATGTGTACAAATTGGATGTTGAAACAATTGGATGGAAAAACAGAAAGGAGAAATAACATGGATAATTTAACAGCAAAAAAGAAATCAGACCTTATCAGTGATTGCATAGCGGCGGAAGATTCTGTTAGTAAGCTTCATATTGACGTTAGAAAAATGTATGCTTACTTAGCAGAACAGGCAGTAAATTCTGAAACATCGAACGATATTAAGTCTCTTGAAATTGCAAAAATTACACTTGATTTTCTTGTACGGGGGGTATTAAAATGAACTATTCGATTGTTGTATGGGGCTTCGATACCGATAACGATTATTACCACGACTGTGATACTATTAAAGCTAAAAATATATCGGAAGCGTTTAGTTACGCTTGTAATGTGCGCTGGATGGGTTGGACTTTTACAAGATTAGATATCGAAGAATTAAAAGAGTATACCTATATTGTAAAATATCATGATAATTATACTAATGAAAATGGTATTTTCACTTGTAAAGCTGACACAGCTTTTGAATCAAAAATAAAGTTTAGACTTTCTAAAGATTTTGAAGATACTAAACGTTATACAATAATCAGTGTAAAAGGAGTAAAGAAATGAGAACGATGATGCACACTTACTGGGTAGAAGTCGCTTTTCTGAATACAGATAGCGACGATATCAATGTAGAATATGTGGAATCTATTGGATATAATGCAAGACAAGCAAGTGATTATGCCGTTGAATATGTATCAAAATTGCCATTTGTGAGCTATATTACAGTTATATCAATAGAAAGAAAATAAGAAAAGAGAGGGCTTGCACCCTCTCTTTCTTAATTTAAAGGAATGTTAAACTCTACTCCATACAATTGAATCTCATCAACACTTGTAAAAGTAGCATACCCACTACCGCTTATATCAACCAAACGGAGATAAATTGCACCACTATCTAACTGTGTAGCATCATATGGATTGATAGTAAGAACAGCCATGCATTGATGATAACCGGACTTATCATGAATAATCGCATTACAATTGCAAATACTTTGCGCATTTACAAACGAAAGATTATGACTCATAACTTTAACAGCGGCATTTGTGAAATTCTTTGCTGGCTTGAAAGCCAGATCAAGGAAACTCGACACATGCCTAAAGCTGCAATGTGCGTTGGTATTAGTCAACACAACATTCATCTTATAATCATTCAGTGTGCAATCAGTACCATCAAGTGCAAATTCGCCAACTCGATTCCATGACGCATAGCCACCCATTGCCTTATAAATCATATCTGCAATTGAAGCCTGCCCGCTTGCGTTAGGATGAATGTTATCTGATGCCATGACACCTACCCAACGTAAAGCACTGTCAGCACCACTTAAAAACTTATACTTTCCCCAGTAAGTTTCGTATAAAGTTTTAATTTCATTATATGCTTTTTGTTTTGCAACGGTAGTGAATCCAATGATAGGGGTTGCAATCCAACCAATGTAAAGCGTTGCGTTTGGTAATTGAGACATTAAATCAATTGTATCTTTGATACCGCTGTTAATAAGCGAACCTGCAACAAATTGATCATTCCAACCGCCTGCAACAACAACATACTTAACCTGTTTCTTTTGCTTATCAGTCAAGGTAGCAATAGCTTGTGTCAGCAACTCAGAAAAGTGAGTATTCGCACCAAAACCGCTACCCCCCAAACTTTTATTAACATAAAACTTGGCATCTGAAAAATACTTCTCATGCAAAATATCACACCACGGCTTAACCATGCCGTCAGGTGTGTACCCTTCCCCGTATGAGTCACCAATAGTAATCAATCCATAGTCGGTTAACCATGTATCAATAATATCTGCCAATTCGCCGCTGTTTTTCAGACCGTCAAGGTATGCATCAATAGCGGCGATATAGTCCAAATTATCAATATAGTTTTGCACGTCCTGTTGCCACTTATTCCATTGCTTGTAATAATCATCCCACTTTGTATTTAAATCTTTAGTCGTTTCAAGAATCCAATCAAGATTTAAATTGTGAAAGTCCGTATACGGAAAATTAGAAAATGCCATTGTCTACCTCCTACTTAAATTGATCTGAAGGAATCACGTTGTACTCTTTACCGTCATCGCCTGTAACAAGAATAGGTTCAAAAGGCTTTTCAAAATAATGGATATCTGGTATTTGCCCAAATTTCTCTATTATAGCTCGAAAAGAAGCGGCTTTAGTATTATCAAGAATCGCATATGAAAGTTGGCATGGTGATTTTGAGTTAACGGGTGGAAAAGTTCTTTTTCCTAGAAGGGGCGAGCTTAGATTATTTATGGGGTAACAATTATTCGCTGATAAAAGGGTAATCTGTTCAAAACTATAACCGTCAGGTAGTGTTATATAACCATACTGAAGCGGCTCATTAGCATCAAATGTAACTTCAATAGCATTTCCTTTAACCGTTAGATTCATAGTCTACCTCCTTTTTCCCAACCAAATCCATCAATCACACCGATAGAAATTGTCTCAAGTTCTTTTCCACAGTGCATAAAGAAACCATGCCCTATGTCAAGCCCTATGTGTCTGCCTTTACCGCCAAATGTTGTATAAAGTAGATCCCCGTCTTTTGTCTTGTCAGGAGTCGTTACATTAGTGCAATTGTTTATATAGGCAGTCGAATACATAAATTTTCCAGTAACAAGATTGATAAAACCGCTACAATCAATCAGTATCTTTCCCAAACAGAAAGCCTTGATTTGTGCTTTCTGCTGTGTGTTGTACTTCTTAAAATAATTTGGCTCCGCGCTCCATAAAGCTTCAAAAACCTCATGAGTACATTTTTGCCCCTTCGCCCCGTAAAGGTAAGCGTACTTATCACGGTTTTTGTAAAGCTCTCTAGCCTTAGCAATATATGCAACGTTCTTATCTGGAATATCATAAATCATAGTTTAATTTTCCTTTTCTTTTACGATTGTCAATAGTTCTGTAATAACTTTTGTGTTATTGTTTAGTGCGTCAACCCACTTGGTACTTTCAACATCATGCTTTTCGTACCATGTTTTTCTTTCTTCTCGCTGTCTCACATCAAGGGCATTCACATACCACATCACAGCACCAAGGCATACACAAGGCACACCAACCATTTGAGCAATCTGTGCAATTGCGTTCATAATTTCCATTCTACCACACTCCTATCAATAATCTATTTGCATACAGCTCACAAACTTTATCAAGGAAGTTGTAAGCTGTAGTCAGATCAATTTCTGCTTGCATCATTTGTTGCGAAGTTGTAACACCAATGTTTCCATGTATTCTTCCCTCATGTGTTCCTTTTGTTGTTGATTCATCCAAACCATTTGTAACACTTCCATGTGAGGAATCAGCGCCAAACGTCTGGGAATCACTTCCGCTGTCAGTGGTGTTATCAGTGTTGGCAACTTCTGGATCGCTTGAATTAAATGCCGCAACTTTGTGTGTACTATCAGTAACTTTTCCAAAAGTTGTTGTAATGTCACCCTTGTTAAACGTTTCTTCTGTATCTACTTTTCCCTTCTGAAAAGTGCCGCCGCCTTTATCTTCCCAACTTTCCATTCTATCATAATTTTCTATTGGATTGTACTCAAGCTGTGTTACTTCCCATAAGTGGTCAATACTCCATTGCAATGAACGTGCTACACTTGTAACATGTCTACGCAAATAAGAAGGGTCTTGATAAACTGGGGTCAAATCTCCATATGATAGCAAAAAGTGTTCAATAAGTTGATCTTTTGAAACACCTTTTATATAGATATCTGTAAAGATGGTATTATCATAATCATATAGAGTCGCTATTGGAATTATCGATCTCACTACGCTCACCCCCTCTATTGTTAGGATATCGCAAACGCGCACGAATGTCAAGTCCATAATGTGAGTTTACTTTTTCTAAACATTCGTTTAGTGTTTCCACCCACAACTCGCACTTCGACATGATAGCATTTTTGCTTTCTTCTACCTCATCGGTTATCATACGCTCTTTTTTATCAGGAGCTGTATAAATACCAATCTCCATATCAAACGCATGTTTGAGATTTTCAACGCTTTCCAACGCTGCCTTAACTACATTATAACATTTTTCGATATCATTGTTAAAGAACTCATACAGCGGTTTACCAGTTTCCTTATCATAAAGAGCTTGATTGATTACAACTGCTAGTTGTCCCGACATGATATCATCAAAAGCAACTTTAAAAGTTTCCGCTGTGCTTTTGTTTTTGGCTGTAAAAATAAAGCCAAATTTTGCAAGTGCAGACGCAACATCATGATTAGATAACGTCATTGCAACACGCTGCGCATATGAATTTATCAAATCGCCAATGCCGCACCAATCAGGTGCTAACTTTACAATTTCGCAATCTTCGCCTATAACCAAATCTCCGTTAAAAGTTGCGTCAAAAGCTGGGTTAGCTACTACATAGTTAGTAGGCTGATACTGCACATCAAAGCCATAAGGTGATCCGTGTTGAGGTATGATTCCAAATTTGGCTGTATTCATAACGCAAAAGTTACCTTTTAAAAACAGTAAAGGGTAAATATAATTTTTTGACCAATTTTTAGGCATACCTTCAAAAATGATAAGACTTTCTGCACGTTGCAAAAAGTAGCGAAAGTATGTTGCATAATCCCAGGTATTGTTAATATGAATCATGTTTGGATTTTGCCTGGACTCATACTCGTTAATAATCGGACTTGATACCCCTTCCCCCACATAGTAGCCACTATATACAAACGGTTTCATTCTATAAACATACCCCCATTCAAAAAATCATTGATAACTGCTTTTCCGTTCTCAGTTGCAGAGCAACTAACATCTGCACTTTCGCACTTAACAAACCCATTTAGCGCAGAAAGCGAAGTAGGATTACAAAGCGGTCTGCCAAAATGGTTAACATCAACTGTTTTTTGCGTAAAGAATCGACATGTTAGTGTACAAAAATTTTCTTGTGATACGCACCCACTTGAACCGCTTGAAGTAACATTACTTGATATCAAGCCCCCGACTAGAGACAGCACACCACTGACAGCACCTAAAGCATTTCCAGTTACAGCGCTTGCAATTAAACCACCTGCACCTTCTACAATATTTCCACCATTATTGCTAGAACGGCTAGAAAAACCAACGTTAGCGCCTGCACTTCCGAAATAATAACCAAAAACACCTTTACTATTAAACACGCTTGCACTGATATTTCCGTTTATATCCATTTGCATTCCAATTGATATTGTTCTGTCTGATTTTATAAAACTTCCATCGATAGGAATAGTTCCTATATATGGAATAGCAAGTGTATATTTTGAAAATGGTTCAACGTTTCTATAATCAAAATTTTCCATTTGCGGATGATTAGGGGCTGTAACTGTAACGACATTCCCCCAAATCTTGCCATTTGAAATTGCTGTGCCACTTCCACATCCAGGAATAGGGCCTAGTGATATAGAATCACTGCCGCCACCTATTGAGACAGGAACCCAACAAGCAGATATAATATAGTCTTGCGTGTTAAAAACTTGTTTTGTAATTACATCACCTATTTTTGTCCAGTCCGTGAGGGCATCGATAAAAGTTGATGAGTATAAATAATTACACAATGAGGAAAACTGTGCTGGGCTTAAGGCATGGAAGGCATTTCCATTTTGTCCCGCCGTTGTAAGTATTATACTTCCGGCATTGGAAAAACCAAAATTACTTGATACAGCTTGCTGTATAGTTGTACTAGAGGAAGTAGGGAAAAGAGTATCAGATAATTCTCTATCAAAAAGACTACTTGAGCGAGTTACATACTGTGTATTACTCAAAATCTCATCTTTATAACTCGCCAGATAATCACAAGTACATGATATTTCATAAGTAGATTCTACATATGTAACATCATTAACAAAATAATATCTTCCAAACGTTTCACAGTATGCAACATTCCAATCAAAAGGTGCAACACCTTGCAAAATAAAAGTTGGATTTTCTACACTTGTACCCTGTTTTAACACACATGATACAGTATCAGAAAGAGTTGGAATTTTTGTGCTATTTATTCTTTTGTCTGATTTTCCAAATTTAACTTCAAATGCCATGTGTACCCCCCTTCAAGAAAAGGGGCTTGAAGCCCCTTTGTTTAATCAAGTAAAATCAAAATCGCATTTTCCGTAAAATCAACTGGAGTCTTAAAGGTATAATGATTCCAACCGTTTCTAAAACCAAACCTTGCATTTAATGGTTCAAGTGCGCTCCATTGATCAATAGGCACGATTCCCATTGTATCAATATCCATCATGATTCCTAGAACGTTGTCAACCGTTTGATTTGCAAGTGTAAACTTTGTTACGCCATCTGGTTTTACACCCTCAGCACTTCCCTTGATTTGCATTGGATTAGATGGATCTGTCCAAAACGTAACTTTTTCATAGTCGCCCAGATCCGCTTTCTCCGGGTGGAAAAATTCTGAACCATTAGCCTCAAAATAATTTCCGAATTTTGAAACCAGATAAAATCTTAAATCAGCTGCGTCTGTGTGGCGGTTTACAATTTTGCCTGTAAAATCACCATGAAAACGTGTACCTCGAACGGCAAGGTTTTCTTTAAGTGTTTTCAGCTCAGCACTTAACCAGATCATGAATGGTCTGAAATCAGCTGGATTCATGATTGTTTTTGCAGTCATTGCTAACCCCGTCTCAGCGTTGTACTTTGTTAATGCGTGAAAAACCTGCTCTTTTTTGCAAATATTGCCGCTTGTAGGTGTTGCTTTACCAGCATCAGCAAGGATAATTGCGAGGTTTGCAAGTTGGGCGCGCGACCTATTTTCAAGATCAATCTCGTAAACATTTGAAAATTCAGTCATCAACATAGAGAAATATGCTGCAACTCCTGCCTCAGAATCAAATGCTGCATTGATCTGATTCTTATAAATAGTATACTTCCTAGCATAAGTTTGACCGCCACTTGCGATTGTAAGAAGTACATCATACTTTACTGGTTTTGTTCCAGCTTTCCAGTCTTGACTTGCTTCGTCTTTAGCAAGCTCAACGTTAATATTCCACTCATCATTATCAATTTCAGAATCATTTACAATAGGGGTGAACTTTCTAATATAATTGCCGTATCGTTGATCATCCCAAACCATACCAGAAAGCTTACGTGAATAAGGACGGATTGAATAAATTGATTTTGCAAGTACAGTAGGAATGATTTGATAGAGGTTGTCATCTTCTCTATCGAACCCCATTTTAAATGTGTTTTGCATTTGACCAAAAGTCAAATTTTGCGCTGAAGTTCTACCAGTATATTGATTATACATTTCAGTAAGTAACGGCGCAATTTGCGTATATGTTAGATTTGCCATTATTTACATGCCTCCTTTAAAAGAATCTACTAATATCCGTGTCAGAATGTGATCCACCAAAGTTTTGTTTGCCGTTTGCAACCTGCTGTGCTTTTACAAGAGCTGCTGCAAACTTATCATAATCAAAACTTTCTGACTTCTGATCTGACTTCTGATCTGTCTTCTGATCTTTCTTCTGATCTGTCTTCTGATCTGTCTTCTGATCTGCCTTCTGATCTGTAATATCAAGCTTTTCAATTTCTTCCTTGCTATAGCCTGCATTTACAAGCTTCAAAATTTCATCAATTTTCATATCTTTACCTCTTTTCTTTATTTGTTGACAGCTGTAAACAGACTCGAACTGTTACCTTGTGATTCAAAGTCACACGTGCTGCCGTTTACACTATACAGCAATAAATAGGCGGTCTGTCTGTCGTCCCCGACTCGCACACACTGGCTAGTGTTTGGATAGTGCAACCGCCTATTTATTATATAACATTTATATAATTGTTTGTCAATTACAACTTTATAAAATATCATACCATGATACACAATCAAAAGAGGCTAAAAAATCGCACTGTGTTTCGTAGTCTGAAAATGTTATATCACCACTTATAAACATTGGCTTTAGATATTTTTTACTACTTGTTTGCCACCTCTCTAGTGATGATGGTGAAGCATCAAAAACATCATCACAATGAGAGCGCATAGGTTTAGTCACGTAAAATTTAAAATCTGACTTATGCAACCAAACTGAAAACAGCGGTGTTTTCATGTCATGCGTATACTCTTTTAAGTTTTGGTGACGTATTCTGTCGTCTTCTAAATCCATAAATTCGTTATCAAGTTCCATTTTTGCTCTACCTTTTGGAAGGTTTCTGTAAAAAGCGTTTTGTCTCTTTTTCTCTGATACTGGAGAGTTAAACGGAAGTATAAGTGTTGTCTCACACCTATCTACTTGCGTAATCTCTGTTCTTTCTTTCACCGCTTTGTAACAGTCGGGAATAAGTCGGTATCCTATTAAAATATTAGACATAATCGCGTTTGAATTTCCAAAAAACCACGTTCGTATTTTTTCCGTTTCCGAGTCAGGGCGGTTTCTGAAAAGAACTTCCATAATATTTTTGTATGCTTGAAATTCATTTTTTATAGGTCTGTCACCTTTTTGGGGGATAAACTCATCAAAAATTACATCATAAAAGCGTGTAAAATCTATACCAGTTTTGTTTTGGAAAGTAGACAGAGAAACACCTACTATAAAAGGTTTATCGTTTTGCAAGTCCTCGTCTGTCAGATATGCCTTGCCATAACCTTTTTTGTCGTTATATTTCAAACGAATATCTTTCCCAAACCAGTCTGGTTTTACAAAGTCTCCAATTGTTGAAAAACTATTTTCAAGTGCAACGTTTGTTCTACGCACATACAAAATTGGTGACTTACTTTCATTCCATATATCACATATTAAGTGAGACTTTCCAATACCTCTGCCACCTATTATATCAATGTAACGTTGTCCAACGTCACAAATATATTTATAATTCAAATAGCCGTTTTCGTTATATAAGTTCATATTATCACCCCCATAATTTAAAAGGGTGAGCTTGTGAGACTCACCCTTGAACAACTTGTATTTCTTCCCTCTGCCGCCCAACCATTATTTATACAAGTTCAAAATTCATGTAAGTACGACCCGCTTTGCTTGTTGAACGTGTCAGCTTGAAAGATAAGTTGTATGATTCCATAAAATCAAACGCGCTCTCCGCCGTCTTAATCACAGTCGGGCTTGATGTAGCAAGTGTTACTACTTCACCCGTTTCTGTGTCGGTGTGATAGAAAACTGCAACTTCCTTCTCATCATCGGTTGTATATCGTACATAATCTGTAACATTGATAACAGAATCATCAGGAAGATTTTTCATTAACAGATGATTGTCATTTGCAAGCTTAAAAAGTTCCTTCTTCTCCAAATCTCTTGACTGTCTTTCAATTTTCATTTTCGTTATCCTCATCTTTCTTTATTTGTGTAAGTTTTCCTTACAAGTATATATTAACAAATCTATTAAAGTTTTGCAAGTAAAACGTTATTTATTCGGCTATTTCATCAATTATAGTGTAATTCTTTATTTGGTCATCTGATAAGCCTATTTCATAATCACGTGCTATCATACAACTATAACCTGTATACTCAGTTATTGCTTCTTTACCTTGATAATCAACAACTTTTGTTTTTGTGATTGTATCACTATCATTATACCAGATTTGGAAACCACCACTATTCTTTATTTTGAACCCCTCTCTAAAGTTATCAAGGTTTTTAATCACTTCTACCCCCCTTGCTTTTTTAACTCCTGATATGGTGCAGCCAAAATAAGTTGTATCTTTTGTTTCTTTGTATGCATTGAAACAATACTTTTTTGCACCTAATGTTTTAAAATCTTTGTATTCCGGTTCATACTTGTTTTCTGACTTCACATCGCTTTCACAGTCAAAATAGCCAATATAATATTTTTTACCGTCAATGTCAACAAAAGTATTAGTTTTTTCGCATAGCTCATATATCCAATTATTTAATTCTGTCAGTTTGTCAAAATTAAAGTTAGTTGCTTTACAACTATCTGTATCACAATAAATATATGAGCTTTCTGCACATGCTAAAATTCTACGTAAATGTTTTCTTGCGTGTGCAGTTGTGTATACCCCCCAAACATAAGGCAATACACTTTTTTCACTTTGCTCTGTAATGCTCTTTTCATCAGGAATCGAAAAGCCGCTTGCGTCAACTTTTTCTTTGTATGCAATATCATTTTCATACATTGCATATGAAAATTCTTGCCATTCGTTTTCTAAATACAACATAATAGGGTGAATGGGGTCAGTTGCAGCCATGCCATAAATGCCGTTTAATTTATTTTTAGCTTTCATTAAGTCGTATTCAGCTTCTTCCCTCTCTTTACTGTTTGGAGCCGTGTTCTTTACAGCAATTTTAAGCTTTGTTTTCGCTGTGAAGTACTCCATTATTACACCGCGAACGTCATCTGGTATATATCCGTACCGTGCTGTATACAGGGTATCTTCTATAATTTCAATGCTGTCAAAATCATAGCATTCTTCAATTATGGAAAAGTCAATATCTGTCACAGTTGTTTCAAGCTCTGCCGCTTTCCACACTCTGCCGTTGTCAGGATCCACCCCTTGCAAGTTGCGGCATTTGCTGATAGATAGATACGGATTGTATTGATCTTCTTTAAGTCTTACGTTTGTAAGTTTTATTTGTGCAATCCATGCAAGCTCTTTACTTTTTATGTATTTCAAACATTTGGATGTAACAGGCATTTTTTCAAATGCTGTCACTGGAAATTTCATCAAAAGTAGCATAGCAGGATACATGCTCGAAGCATCAAAGCTATAAACGTCATGATAGATTTTAGCACATTTTATCATGTTAGCGTGAGTATCACCACCACGAAAAGCCTCTTTCAAAAGTTTATATGTTTTGTCGTTTAAAGCAAGCTTTTTCTTTAGCAGTCGTGTGGTAGTGCCTTTTCTTATAGCTCTTTTCATATCGCGTCGCACATAAGAGGTGCTTGTCAGCGGCACAGTTGCAATAGTATCTTTATCTTTTGTAAGCATGTAGGTGATTGCTTCCCATAGCCCTAAAGTATCATTGATGATATATCCCCACTCAGTAGGATTAATATAGCTCTCATTATGCCTTATAAGCGAATAGTCCAGATCACCTTTTGCTTTTATATGAGTGCACCCCGCCATTTTTTTCGTGAAGTTATCGAGCGACATGTTAGTAAGCTTATAACTACACCGAAATTCAATACCGCGTTTCTTTAATCGCCATACAAGCGGTTTACGTTTACCAGTTGCAAACACTTCGCTATAGTCGTTTAAATAGCCAATCATAAAAGAAAATTCAAAAGGAAGATTATGAACGTAAATAACAAAATAACGTGACTCATTAGTTTTGTAGTAGGCTTGAATTTTATCTAATAACGAGATAAAATCTCTCCAATATCTGCCTTGCACTTCTTCCCCGTCAATGCAAGCCGACCAAACATACATAAAAGCATCAATAGGCTTTGTCACTTCTTCGCCCAGGTCATCTTTCTCAATTCGAGTCCGTGAAGTAGTTTCTATGTCAAAAGTTCCAAATTGATCAATATAATGCGGACTGTCTTTCTTTTTGCCTAGAGGCTTATGCAAAGAAAAGCCATGTGACGGCACATAGTCCGTCACTGACTTCACTTCTATATTATCATAACCATTTGATCTATTTAAACATTGAACTATCATAATTATAACTCCTGTTTTATAGCTTTTGGTTTTGGCTTCGCTCGATTGCTCTTGTATAGTTTGTTTGCCGCTTTAAATTCTCGTGCTTTATCTTTCCATGATAGCGAACTATTTTGTATAACTGCAACTCTAAACTCTGCTTGGTCTTTTAAGTTCGGGTATAATTCCTCCGCTGTTTTAAAAAGTTCTTGCAAGCCCTCTCTGTTATTTGTATTTATTGACTCTGTTAACAGTGTAACAATTTGATCACTTGAAAGCTGTGCATATTTTTTATCTGCTAAATAATGCAAGGTATTGAAAAGCTTATCTCTAACATTTTTGGAAAGATTAGAAATATCAACCCCGTAACGTTCTTTGAAAGTTTCTACACGTTTGTTTTCTACTTCTATACTGCCTCTTGCGGTTGAAGCTTTTGCTTCAAGATAGTGAAGAAGCTTGTTTTCAAGTGCTCTCAATTCACGAATTGAAAAATCTTTATAAACTGCCTTACCAGTTGATACATAAGAAGCGTTATAGGAAACGTGCTTATTAAAGTAATCAACCGCGTCTTGATATCTGAAAAGTGCTGTTCTATCTTCTGTGATTCTGCCTTTTGATATTGCAGTTGTTAATGTTTTGGCGCGCTTGTTTGCAACGTTGGCAAGTTTGCCGACACGAGCGATATAGTCGGACTTGCTTGAAGTGGACTCGATAGAATCATAGTGCCAACGTGTAAAATATTTTGCCTGAATTTCTGTCTGTTTCATAACTCGATACCTCTCTTCTTTAATTCTTCTTTTACAATTTCATATTTATAATTGTGTGGTGTAATTTCCCTAAAAATATTACCAATTTCATTTTTAGTGTATCCGTGATGCCTCAAAACTAACATAACGTACTGTACACCCCCCTTTCCTTCTTCATATGAACACTTCATTGCATCCGATGGAGTTTTATACCATGTTGTTGTTTTAATATCTGCTACCGCTTGTTGCAAAATAGCGTCTTGTAACATTTCATAAGGTGTTAACTTACTATTCATAACTCCGTCTTTAGGTCTTTTCATTTCTTATATCTCCTTGAGTTTTCTTTTATTGTATCATGGAGTTGTTAACAAATAAAGTATAAATTATGAACAGAGTGTTAACAATTATTGTTATAGGTGGTGTAGAACAGATACATCAATAGCGAGTGGACACA